CATGGTGTATACTTACCAATTATTGTTTTTATTTTTTTATATTGATTAATCGCTATCGTAATGATGACGCCAAATTGATTTTCTAAATGAAACTTCTGGGTACTGTTCCTGTTCTGATAAATTTTTTTTAAGTACTAAGAGTTCGTAAACTTTGTCATCCTTATGAAGTTCTGCATACCTTTCCGCCTTTTCATTGGTATACCCGTGTCTTTCAATAAGTAGATCCTTTATTTGTGATAAAATGTAAACTTTAGACTTCATTATTTAATAGAAAAGGTTTTTCTATTCAAAGAAGTTACACACGCATAAAACTCTGGGTTATTGAGTACATTTTTTACTATTCTATCCCACTGTTTTTTCGTGTTAAATTCAGTTAAAGTTTCAAAATTCATAAAATCATTTTCGTCAAATGTTCGTTTAATGGGTAATTTTTGTATTTTTTTTAAATTTGTTTTTATTTTTTCATCGTTAAATTTTTTAATGAGGTCACCCTGTTCTTGTTGTGTATAATTTACGAAAAATATGAACACGTTATATTCTAAATCGACCCCGGGACTTTCTTTTACTATAAACTTAAAATCTGAATATTCACCTTTTTTAAGTGAAACTACTCCTCTGGTTTCTTCTTCGAGCTCTCTTAAAGCACATCGTATAGGATTTGGTATTTCTCTGCGTCTACACCCTCCTGTCACGAAAATCCAATCTTTGAATCTTCGATCTCGGACAGTTAGAAACTTTGGTTTAGAACCCGTAAACGTTACGGGAATAGCAATAGCCTTATATTTCTTCATTGCGCATTTGCAAGTTATAATTTAGCGAGATGATTATTCTGAAGATTCTTCTTCGCTATCTTGATTTTCATCAATTTCTTCACCTACTTGGGTTTCATTTTCTTGTGTTTTTTTCCTTGGAATTTGACACTGAGATCTTTCTGGTCTGGGGAATGCTGGTCTGGATAAAAATGAGGCTAATTTTCCATTAAACCCCTTTACAGATTCCATTTCTTCTTTGGTTGTTTTGAGTTCTTTATACATGTATAAAGTTAATGCGATGCATAACAAAACACCAACTACTGTAACGGTTTCGCGATCAAAAGTAAACATTATATATTAATTTTTACAATTATGTTTTTAAGTATGTATAATCGCACCCATGTGAGAACCTTTTTCTTTGGGACACTCGTACCCTTGTTGAGCAAATTGAATCTCCTGGAAATGACCTTCTTTACACTCCGCGTTTTGAACGGGTTTTTGTTGTTTTGGGTCGACGAGATGATTCAAAGTTCCGGACTTAGGATCGTACGTAATAATAAAAATAAAAGCTGTAAGAAAAACTATTTGCCAGAACATTTATAATAACTGACCATAAAAATTAAAGTTAAATTAGTTCGAGTACATCAAACCACCCATACCGTTTTCAATACGGAGGATGTTGTAGTTGACGCCATAAACATCGTCTTCGAAAGTACCACTACCTTCAATAACGAGTCTCGCAGAATCGAGTCTACTGAAGTTGAGCGAACCAGTTGGTTGGAGCTTGGAAGTATCGAGACAGAATGGAACCAACATAACAGTGTCACCTATCGCGGCATTTTGTGTGTGGTAGTAAATTGGTACGCGCGTAAAGTGTGGTACGACAGATTTGGCATCAGTAACGTCCGTACCATTGATTTGCAATTTCATCTTGTTAGCCGCAAATTCGGAGTTAGCGTTTTTGGCAACCAAATACTTAATTGGGTGATTGAAACTAAGTTCTTGTGTTCCCGATTTCGATTTAATAGCTTTTTGTGTTTGTGTAACAAGCATGTTTTGTGGTGTATTGGACAAGGATGTGCGTTCATCAGTGTCGAGATGAATGAATTGTGCGTACACTTCCATATCTTCAACCGAAAGTGATCCCCATGTAATTCTTAATTCAACATCGTGGTATTGAAGCGCGACCAATGGGAGTGCGGATTGGGCGTTTTCGCAAAACGAAAACCTGAGTGGTACGAAATAATCTGTACCCGCGTTGTGGCTTTGTCTTGAGTTGGTTTGATTCATAACAGTTGGTGCAAGATCTTTAAAAAAATCTTTTTCTTGCGTGTCGATGACTTGACCACCGATCAAAAGTTCAACTTTACTGACATAACCTGATAAGTTAGCTGTTTCATTTGCTCTACTCGAAATGTAGACGTATCCGAGCATATCCCCCTTTCTTTCAAACCTGACGGTGGACATACTACCAGTTTTGGGGTTGCCCTGAACAACTTGTCTTTCGACAGTTTGGGCAAAGTTTGTGTGACGTTTATAGTTAGACCTGAAAAAGGAAACTTCGGGTTGACCGACAATGTGTGCATCTTGGGCACCGATTGCGACGAGTTGGGCTATACCTCCAGACATATTTTATATTATACTAAGGTTTTTTATTTTTAAGCCCATGTATAATATGAAAGATTCTAAAAAAAGAATTTACGCTGCTGTAAATGCAATTGCATTCATGTAAATTTTACCCGATGCTATACCCAATTTAGACACGGTCATAAGACCATGACTTCCTGAGGATATGGAAACATCGTCTGTAAATGCAATGTAATCGATACCCTCTGTTGTTGATTTTAAGACTTTTACATCAGTACCTGATGCTAGGAGTGGTATGACGACTTGACCACCTACGGGTAAATTACTTATAGCAAGTTTATCAATATCTGCGGTTACGGTGACGAGTTCGGCTGCCCCGTAACTTTTATTTAACGCATCTATGGTTATTTTCGTCGTTGACTGATCATACGTAGCTGTTATTTTTGTATTCGTGAGTTGGAGGTTTTGTGATGTGACGTTCCCTGTTATTGTTGCATCTACACCTACTAATATATGCCCGTCTGCATTTACATTTGATCCGATACTGATACTTTTTGACGTCGTAAAGTTATTTTCACCGTACGAAGCGTGTGGTCCTGTAAACTGGATAACGTTTGATGTAATAACATTTGCCCCTGCACTTCCTGAACACACATCGTCCAAATCGAACGGTGATGCTGCGACGTGTAAACCACCGATCGTAATATTAGTAGCGGATACGTTACCTGTAACCGTGAGTACGTTAGACCCGTACGTGTTCATGGTAAGGTTTGATTCACCTGTAGGCCCCGCCCACGCGGTTTTACCTATACTGACGTTCGCATGTATACCTGTACCTTCCTCGTGTGTAAATTCCATGGTCGAACCACCTTGTCCCCCTGAATCGAAAATCTCACCTGTATCTGTATTAATCGATAAAACGTTCATTGATGATGTTCCTCCACCTTGTACTTCTGGTGAAAGTATTATTGCATTGTTTATGAAAAGATTACTCGTGCTGCCTGCGCCAGTGATATGAATATCATTCGCAAATTTAAGTTTTTTATCAGCTGCGATTGAAATATCACCCAAGGATGATAAACTCGTACCCGTGTTTTGAAATGTGATTGATTCGTCAGTCGTTGCGCCACCCTCTGTAATAGCCTGTAAGTTTGAAGAAACGTCCGCCCATTGAACTGAATTAGTTGTACTTTTAAGAAACTTACCATCACTTACAGGTAATTTTGTTAATACTGGTGTTGAATCATTGCTTGCGAAGAGTATATCACCCGCCGCGTACGTATCAATATTCGTACCACCACGTACAACACTAACCTTACCGGTATTATTAGTGTCACCTAAATTTAAGTGTGTTATATTAGCACCATTACCCTTGAGTGTCGCAGCGTCTACCATACCCGTCGTTGTGACGTTACCCGCTAATACGTTACCATCATTAACTGAAAATTCTATTATATCATCCATGAGAGAAATAGATGTACTACTTGGATCGCTGTGTGTATACCCGATTTGGTATTTTCCACCCATGTACCCCGAAAAAACGTTTGCGGATGGGCGCGTTAAGACCATACCTAAATGTGTTTCATTACTCGAGTTATTGTTACCTACTTCGATTATTGGGTCGGTAACGTTATATTTTTGTAAACCTAAGTGAGTTACTTCACCGTTAGTTATGAGATTACCCGAAATGGTAAGGTTGGATGATATTGTCATGAGATTGGTTCCATCGAACGTGATTTTACCTGTCGTTTGTATTTGTTTAGAACTATCCATATACGGAATACCATCCGCAGTAAGTTCTGAGTAAACTGGGTTTCCGGCTATTGTTGTTGGTGTTATTGTTGATGTCCATTCAGGTATACCATCGGTTAAAGATACTTGTAAAATTGTATTAGCAGATCCTACAGAGAGATTTGATAACGTATTATTAGTATCATGATTAGCGTATAAAATATCACCTTTCTCGTATTCTATTAGACCAGTACCACCTTTAGTTTCGGGTACGATTGGTAAAACACTTGGTGAGAGATTACTACTGTTAATTTGTACTACATTAGAGGCGTTAATACTACTAATTTTCGAACCATCACCAGTAAAAATACCACTGAATTTAGTAGATGATAAAGTTCCTGTACTTGCGTTGTACTTTAAAGCATCGGCATCTGAATATATAGCAGCACTACCCGTCGCAGCACTCATGAACGGAACTGGTGAATCAGAATCTGCTGTTGAATCTGCGGCTGTAATTTTAGCCGCTACGTTTTCAGCCCATGCGGGTATATTATTATCCCCGAGTTTAAGATACTTATTAACATCTCCAGAAGCGGGTTCGAGTTTTGTGAGTGCATAATCAGAAGAACCGTAAAGTAATGTACCTGGTGCGTAAGCAGAATGACCTGTACCACCATAGGTATTTGCAATAGGTGTTGATGTAGTAATTGTACTCGCTGAAATTGTATTAGCCCCCTCAATTTTACCGTATATCGCACTAGAACTATTTCTTACAAATATATGACCACCAACATCGACGTTACTCAATGTATAAATACCCGTGTGTGCGTTTGAAAACCGAACCGTATTGGATGTAACGTTACCTTGGTTTACAATATTCTCCATTGTAAGGTTCGAAAGGTAATACGAATCGCCTCGGTAATTTAGTGCGTTTACGTTACCGACCGTATCTAATGCGTATATCGAACCCGTGGGTACATTCATTTGAACTTGACCTTGAGTACCTATACTTATAGCGTGTGCGGGTGCGGTGTTTGCTATACCTATATAATTACTAATCGTTGATTCACTACTATGTATTCTTCCCGAAACCAGGATTTTTTCCGTCTCATCATCTTGTATTAACACTTTATTGGTTGTAGTTTTATATTTACTTGCATTAACATTACCTACAACAGTAATTCGGTCAATGCTATTTGTATTGTGTATAAAAACCTTATCGGCTACAGATATAGCATGCGTAGGCGCCGTGTTTTGAAAACCTATAAATTTATCTGTTGTATTACCATTTTCGGTAGCTGATTGTAAAGTAACACCGCCTAAAAGTGTCGTTGGAACACTCGAATCAACAACTTCTTTTGTGGACGCTGAGTAACCTATAAGGTTAGAACCCGCTATTTCCGCTACCCTTAAAGGTGCCATATACATAGACCCAGAATTCGTCGCAGCAATTGCAGTATTCGAAGCATTGAAAACTATGGTATTTTCAGCTTGACTATCTGAAACGTGTTTACCAAACCGGATTTTGGTAGACCGTTCGATGGTAGGTATGTTTTTAACCATATTAATATAAGTATGTATTTTAATTTGCATAAGATAAACCGGCCATACCATTTTCGATCCTGAGAATATTATAGTTTACGGCATATATAGGGTCTGTTATATTTACACTTTCACTGTGTATCTTTGCTGAGTCTAATCGGCTAAAGTTGAGCGTTCCTGTCGGCTGGAGTGAACTCGTTGAAAGACAAAAACAGTATAAAAAGAAATCGGGGGATGTTACAAATTGGGTATGGTAATAGTTTGGAATTTCCATGAAGTGTGGTTTTCCGAATCTGAAATTACTTAAATCGAGTCCGTTAATTTCGATTTTAACTTTATTGTTTGGAGACGTCAATGCCCCTTCGACTGACGTATCGGAACACGCGATGTACTTTATGGGATGGTTAAATGTAAGTTCTTGGGCGAGTCCGTTTGATGGTATACTTTTTTGAACTTGGGTAATGAGAAGGTTATGGTTCCTCGAAACCATGTTCCCACGTTCCTCGTTATCGAGGAAATAGTAGTTCGAAAAACACTCGAAATTATAATTAGCTGCACTTGCACCCCAGTGAATACGTATTTCGACTTCGTGGTATTGTAAAGCGACGAGTGGTAAGGCACACTGTGGACCTTCACAAAAGAAGAAACGTAAGGGGTAAAAGTATGAACGTGCACTTACCCCTGGGTGTGTACCGTTAGAGCTTTTCGAGACGTTTGTTGCAAACGTATCAATGGCAATTTTTTCTGTAAACGCGGCGTCTTGCGTGTCTATTAACTGACCTCCTATGAGGAGTTCGACGTTATCGATAAGTTCGGTCCAATCTTGGTGATCGAGCGCCTTCGTATTATTATCGATCGTGAGATACGTGTATCCGAGTAAATCACCCGATCGTGGGAATTTTACTGATGACATTGAATTATTTTTCACAGCTCCCTGTATCGTTTGCTTTTCGACGGATTGTGAAAAATTAGAGTGTCTTTTAAAAGTTGAGTTAAAGAATGATATTTCCGGGTTACCCATAATGTGTTCGTCTTGAGCACCAATAGCTATGAGTTGAACAATACCAGAAGACATTTATATTAATAAGAGGTTTAAATTATACGTACGAGACGCCCTGAAATAATTAGTAGGGCAAATTTCTTTTTTTGCAAACGAATCTAAAAACGAAAATTGAATCTGCACTACTATCAATTACGGAACTTTCAGCGTTTCCGCTTCTAAGAGTTATTGTTAACCTATCGAGTTTACGTATAGGATTAATGTACTGTTGCATTACGGGATACTCATTTTTAAAGACTAAGTGGGTAGTATCATAATCACCTGTTTTAACGAGTGTTCCGAAGTTTTTATTTAATACTGAAAAATTAGATTGTCCATTAACAACATTGGATGTACGCTGTGTAAAAATCGTATCGAGTTCATCGATTGATATATGGCACACACGTTCAGCGGATGCGAGCCTTATATTTGCAGTTATTAATTGTGCTTGAACTATATTTTTAAGCGGTGTTTGTAGATAAACTGAAAAGGCGTCATTATTTGTAGCTGTACCATCAAAACTATCGACGATAACCGTGTGATACTCGTGTTCGAAATCGGGTAAAGTGGATTGACTAGTCACTAAAGCCATTTATATATACTGGAGATTTTACTTCATCTTGTACCCCGCTTGCGCCGAGACCAACTTTTGGCCGCCGCAAACACCACCTCGGCTATCCGAGTAGTACGAATCCTGGAGACATTCTTCCGTGGATGGGAGGTCGAAGAGGGAACCTTCGTCGGACGTTTCGATATCGACGGGCTGGTACTTGCTGGTACGCAAATATGTGAATGCCCATAAAATCAAGAAGACGATCGCGATCGCCTTGAGAGTATTTTTGTTTGTAGAGTTGAGTTTCATTTGTATTGAACATACATTTTTTTTATAAAGTGCGTTAAAGAAATTAGAATAGTTTCAATATAAAGATTAATGGACGGTGAGATCATACTCGATAGAACTAATACGAACGTTATGAAATTAGACGATAACGAACAGGCACTCATGAATGAGATTGAAATTGATATTCCGAGACCTCAGCCTGTGAAAAAGCAAATGCATAAACACATGCAAACACAGTTTACGCCGCCACAAACACAATCTTTCCAGGAAGATATCGATTCTTTCGCGAACCCGAATAAACAAAATCCACCGTCGGTTCCTCCACCAGAAGAGCCCGTCGATTATGGAGAATACGCAGATGAACAGGATCCGGGGTACGATTATGGACCTAGTGGTGGTGATATGGGCGGTGGTGGGTACATGGAAGATGAAAAACCATCACCAGGGTATAAAACTATAGACGAGGAGAAGGCCGATCTCGTAAACAAACTCGGTCGATTAGAAAAAAAAGGGTTTACGGTGAATAAACGTTTAAATGCATATTCACCTATAGACGAACTTAGAACTGAAGTTAAACGTATTACGTATAGCATAGACGTCGATAAATCGATAAAGTTTTCGAGACGTATGCTCGTCGCATGTACTACAGGCCTCGAGTTTTTGAATAAAAAGTATAACCCGTTCGAAATTCAACTCGATGGTTGGTCCGAGAACGTCATGGAAAACGTCGAAGATTACGATGAAGTTTTCGAGGAGTTATACGTAAAATATAGAACGAAAATGCACGTTGCTCCCGAAGTTAAGCTCATAATGATGCTTGGAGGATCGGCCATGATGTTCCATTTAACGAATAGCATGTTTAAATCGGTCATGCCAAATATGAACGATGTTATTAAACAGAACCCCGAACTTGTTCAAAACATGATGTCTGCAGTTCAGAATACGGTTCCTAAGTCACAACAACAGGCCGAAACCACGGATGCAAATGGAAGGCGTGAAATGCAAGGTCCTGGTCTAGACATTTCGAGTCTCATGGGTAATATAATGATGCCTCCACAACCACCCATGAGTACGACGAATATACCACCGATTACTAATACGACCATTGGTATTGATGATATAGAGGATGACGTTTCGGATATTGCAGAGGCCGATACAGAAGGGTCCAAGGAAAAAAATAAGGAAGACGACGGTGAAGTGCGTGAAGTCAAAGTTACCCAGACCAAATCAAAACGGGGTGGAGGTAAGAAGAAAAAATCGGTCGAAATTAATTTGTGATCGTAATATAAATGATAGGGTATTGTCCTTTAGATGAGGAACCTATTGAGAGACCTCTTCCGCGTCAGGAGGTATCAAAACCGTCACCTCAGGCGAAGAACCGTAAACAACGATTAAGTTTTCTAGGTGATGACGATACCGAGTGTAATTACGTTGTCATGTTTTTTATCGCGGGTGTTATAGCACTCGCGATCATGGATTCGCTTCCCAATAGAAAGTGAATAGTAAACCATCTACCATCCTGTTTGTTCCAGCATGGTAAATTAAATACGTTTTACGAAAACGGGTTCATAATAGTTAATATTGTTTTGTATTCGTTCGATATGTTTTTTCGATGGAACTTCTCGTTCTATTAAATATAAATCTGTAGTCAATTCTTTGGATGTAATTATATTTTGTTCGCGTCGTAATGTTTTATTGTTCACTATAGTGTCTGTAAATACTGACATTATTTTACAATTCATATTACCATTTTCTATATAATCATCGGGTGAATACCAAAAAGTACCATCTTCTTTATACGGTATATAACATTTCATATCAATGAATAAATCTAGGTCGTGACCAATTTGCATAGCATATATCATAAAATCGCGTATTTTTAATAATTTATCTGTATCATTTTCGGATAATAATGGATCACTGAGTATGATGTCTATGTCCCATGTTTCTTCTATATTTTCGATAAATTTACCACATACATACATGTTTGTATCTACGGGTGTACTATACTTATTCAATTCTGTTAACCATATATTGTACATATCTTGTGTGGGTCTTTTCCATGGTTTATCCGTGTATATAGGACCTCTTTTACACGTTTCTATCTTTTTACCAAGACTATATGGTATATTTGTCATGATATGATATGATATTATATTATATTATATTATATAAATAAATGTCGGTTGGTTCTTCACCAGATTTATATAATATATTAAACACTATACTTCAAGATACAGAACCTCATAGCATGTCTGAGTTATATAGTATATCTTTTACAGATGGAAGTTCAACACCTTCATCCGGTGAAATTAGTTTGGGTAGTTTTGTGAATAAAACTATTAACACTGGTGGTGGTGGTGGTGGCGGAGGTAGTTAATTTCGTTTTCGAGTGTTTTTATTTTAGCGTTAAGTTCTTTTATAGATTCTACAAATATACCTGCCATGTTCCCGTAAGCTATACCATACCCAGTTTTTTCTGTTCCAGATACAGCTTCTGGTAACACTTCGAGTAATTCCTGTGCGACTAAACCTGTGTATGATATGTTATCCTTTTCATAAGTGTACCCATTTATTTTTTCTATTTTAGAAACTGGATCTTCTATAATTTTAAGATTTTTCTTATTTCTCAAATCGGAATATGCAGTAACGTTTCCAGATGCGTATATGTTACCTAATACATGTAATTTGTGGTTGGGTGAATTTGTTCCTATACCAATATTACCAGAACTGTCAACTCTTAATCTTTCGGTTCCATTTGTCGTAATAATAAAAGCATCATTATGCGGAAACCCGAAGTGTGTATTTGATTCACCTAAATGTTTAATGTACTCAGCAATAGACGCATCACCTGTAACGTTGAGATTATCAATAGACGCATGACCTGTAACGTTAAGTCTTGCACTTGGTATACTTATATCTATATTAGATGAAGAATAAGTACTCGTTCCCGTATCATTTGCAAACGAATCGAATATTTTTATACCCGTCGCTGGAGCGTCGCTCGTAAAAGTAACTTCGGTATATGCACTCAGTGATCCAGATCCAGGTGTGCCATAAAGTGTTTGGCTAATACCATATGTTGTATTATCCATATTAAGATATCTATTAACAAATCTTAACCTATGACCTGTATTACTGGAATCACTTTGATAAAATTTATACGTAACACCTTTATGTAACCTTAATTCAACGGTTTTATTGTTTATTTTAAAAACGGAACTTTCATATTTTACAATAAAATCAACTGTTCCTGTATCTAAACCAACATTAACCACGTTTGTATTCGAAACTGTTAAGGCCGGATCACACATGAACTCGTAACTATCTTCGAAAACTTCGTTATATGGATCGGTTTCTGTTAACGAACCGCCGCCTTGTAAAACAACCTGGTTCCCGTATACGCGTATTCTATCTGGTTTATCAACAGCGTCGCCGTTTTTCATAATCAGGAGTTCGGAACCGTCGTTGCCAGATAATTCACCGTCGTATTTTCGATTAACTATCTTAGCAATTTTATCTTCGTCACCGGTCGTATCCGAAAAAACGATCATACCCGAGTGTTTTTCGTCTGCAATAACACCTCCACCTACGAGTAAATCTTTACACGAAATTGTACCACCTATAGTCGTGTTCCCATATATTTTTATAGTTGATGGTAGTACCACTAGGCTCGATTCATTGTTACCTATTCTTTGACCATATGTACTATTATCAATACTGTCATTAACGTCCATTTTCGCTGAAAGTACGAGTTTAAGACCATTTAGTGACATGCTCGTTGGGTGTCCGTAAACATTATCTACAAATTCACCTTCAATGTATTCGTGTACTGCCCAGTACTTGTTATTATAATCGTAAACTTGGTACGTTCTTGGACGTTGACCTGTATTTTTAAATGGACCCTTTTCTAAAGCCGAACATAAACGTTTTCCGTTGTATGATAAGTGTAATAGGTTACCCGCCGCGTTAGAATGGTTTATAGTATTACCTATCTGGTCCCATGTGGTATTATCCGTTATACTTTTTTGGTATACTCTTATTGATCCACCTTTACCGTCGTTAGTATTAAGATTTTCTGTAGGTGAACCTACGGCTAATATATTGTTTATTGTTGAAAATGCAACTGAGTATCCACACGTTGAATTTGAATTACCATTAATTACTTTTTTTTGCGTTAGAGTAGTATTTCCGTCGTACTCGTAAATGTAAACTTTTCCATTACCCCACCCATGGTATCCACTATTTCCATTATTACCCCAGCTAGGGCCAGGAGCGCCTACGGCAATAAATTTACTGTCACCGGTTATAGCTACGGAATACCCAAAATTGTCATCTGATTTAGTTTTCGAAGCTTTTAATGTAGATCCCTCGTATACCGTAATTTTCTTCGTACCAGGATCGCCAACGACGTATATCGAATTGGTTTCCTTTGCTAAGGAAACTGAAAATCCAAAATCGTCGTTAGAACCGTCGGAAACAGAACAAGTTTCCGTATAAGAATTTGAGCTTGTTTGTTGCGACCAAACTGATACGTGGTTATTTCCTCCTACAATAACATTAGAACCGTAAACGTCTGTATCTATGGCGCGACCGAAATTTTCAACACTTGTTTTAGAAAAATTTAACCAACGACTACCACCAGTTACGTTATTCTGTGAAAAATAAGCATTTGTTGCGTCACTTCTATTGACCTGAACTGTTCTAGAATTAGTATGAGTATCGCCTATAAAAAAGAATTCACCTGCGTTTGTAATCGCGGATGCAATGCCGTAAGTATTTGATGTGTTTCCTGTATTAGTTGTATTATTAGATAATTGTTTTACAAACCCATCATAAAAAACCGGTACTGTGTTTTCTGCATTAGTCTCAATACTCGTCATGTTACATTAAATGTATATTAATTTATCACATATTAAACCTACCGAGACGATCTG